AGATTGTAACCAACAGTCTGCGTGGTTACTTACCTTTACTTAATAACTCCGCCTGGAGACTTTCTCTAACTATTTCAATATCTTTTTTTAATTGAAAATTTTGTTTCTCTAATTTTCTAATCTCAACTCTTAGATCTCCATTATCTTTTAAATGGTGCGCCTCTAATCCTTGTAATCTTTTAATCTTAGAAACAGCTTCCTTAAGCTTTTGCTTTAATAGTTTATTTTGATTATTTAAATATTCTATTTTAGCCATGTCCTCAAACATTCCAGCATTTGTCATTCTTCAAATACCTCCTGGAGCTGCTCTTCTGTACTCGGTGTTAATTTAGTTATTTCATTAGCTCTAGTGATAGAGACTATTTCTACATGAGTGTCTCTAAGCTCTTCCTTACAAGCATCTTTAGCTTCATTCAGCTTATCCATTAATGCTGGGAAATTACTTTCATATACTCCGTAGATATAAAGATCATTAATAGCTGCAGTTACTCTTGCTAAACCTTTATGTCTTTTTTCTAATCTTAAAAGTTTTTGATCAATCATTTTTCAAAACCTCCTTCAATTTATATTTAATATTTTCAATTTTTAGATCTGCTATCTCAGCATCCTGAGTAGTTGGATCTTTACCTTCAATCGCCTTATCTTCGGAAGCGAACTCCTCTTTAACGATGAAGTCCGCTTGACCTGTAGTTGTCTTAATTATTTTTGGCATTCTTTAACTCCGCAATCTCTTGCTTAAGTTGATCATTCTCTACTTGATAAAGTCGAACATCATTTTCTAATGTTGCAATATCTCTTTGTTCAGGAGAGAGCTGCTGCAATTTCTCTTCGCCAATCTGAGTAACAGAAGATCCATTATCTCTGGTCCATTTAATTAATGGTTCGAAATCGCTAAGAACTATGCTTTGAATTTCTAAACTTTTATGTTCAGTAGGTTCAAACTTTAGCATGACGCAATAGTGTCTAGCGGCACCAGGCATAGTCTGTTCTTGGATTTCTATTTCAACGTATTTACTATCTATAACTGCCATTAGCTATCTCCTGGTTATTGATTATTTCACTCTGCATTTCTTCAGCTTCAGCTTTTGCAGTAAAGCCTTTGTGATATTCAATAAAGTTTGGATCGATAATCACATCGGTTTTCATATTGAAAAGTTTAGCTAATGCTTTTAGCTTTAGTGCGCTAACTCCATTAGTTCCTTTTTCAAATTTCTGCACCTGTTGGAAGGTACAAGATAAAGCTTTACCAACTCTAGCTTGAGTAAAGTTTTTTAGTTTTCTGATATACTTGATGTTGTTTCCAACGTATCTATTAAAGGCAAGTTCTTCAGGTGTTCTTTGTCGGTTAGACATTTGATCTCCTCTATGGTTAGGTTAAAGTAATTTTCCGTTTGTTCCTTCCAGCCAGTAAAATCAAAAATTGTAGATCTCTCTGCTGTAGTAAAGAACGCCATCGGTGGCATTTGTCGAAAGACATCATCAGCTCTTACAAAAAAAGCTGGTAGTCCATCTTCAAATTTTAGGTACCAGTTAGTCTGGTTAATTCTGTGAACAGGCATATCGGAACTGAACGCCTGGTAGTGCATGTAACTTGAGTAATTTTTATCTCTAGGCTTTCTAGACATTATTTGTATTCCTCCAATGGATCGATTAGTTGTTGTTTCTTTAATTGTTCTGCTAGTTTGCAGATAAGTCTTTGGCTAACTACTGGAGAGAATTTCATTACATCTCCAAACAAAGCCAACATATCTAAAGCTCTGCCATCAATACCTGGAAGTTGATCCCAGTCTTTTTTCTGCATTAGCCATTCGATATTTTCCTCATACATATTCTTCTCAGTCTCCATCTCTAAAGCTAACTTCTGCGCTTCAGACAATTCGTTTGCTAAGGTTTTAGGAAATTGAATTATTTTACTGTTGCTCATCTTTTTGCATTAACTCCGCTTGGTGCAGATAGTTTGCTGCATCATCGTAGTTATCCTGTTTAAAATTTTTATTAGTTCTGATTAGCTTCGCTGCTACATACATATTGGCTACCATGTAGCCTGGAATATCTTGCTTTAAGCCGAGCAAGGCGGTCCAGGCTTTTCCAATACGTTTCATATTAGAACTGAATGGACCGTATTCTTGCTCCTTAACTTGACGGATTTGTTTAAGCTTTTCGTTTTGCATTTTTATCTTTGTTCTCTTGATGTGCAGAGAAGGCGGCATTAATGAAATACGAAGCAGTCTTGGCTAGACTTTGCGGCATCTCAAACTGTTCGTCTGATAATGTTCGCAGCTTTTTATAAGTGTCCATGCTTAAGGCTATAGATTTATATTTATCCGTATCCATGATTACTCCAGGTTAGCTGGATCAAATGAAGTATCGGCTGAATTTAATTCAAGCTCTTCAACTCTGTGCATCCAGTAGTAGGTTGAACCAGCTGGTAATTTTCCATTGCCAGTAGCTTCAGCTTTGTAAGCACCAACTCTGTATTTTTTTCCGTCTGGTAAAGTTATGGTTCCTTTGAGGTCATAACTTTTTGGGTTTTCTTTATTAGTGTTAGGAAATACTACACCTAAAGATTTTCGTTCTTTTGATTGGTCATCCATTATTGAATAACTCCGTTCGTCTCTAGTTTATTTTTAATCTGGTTAAACTTTTCTAAAAACTCTTGCCAAGCATGAGCATTAGATGCTTTCACATCTTGCATAAGTTTTTGATTAGTTGTTAGCCAGGATTTGTAAGCGCCAAGATGAGAGACTTTATCAAGCTCGGCTAATGCAGTAGTAAGTTTGGTATCAGAAGCTACGATTGCATTTGAAACTTCATTACTACTTGCAATATTGTCATTGGTTAAACCAGCAAATGCTGCAGCTCTTCCAACAGCAGATGTTTCCGCTACTTCAAGTGAAGATAACTGGTTTATTCTTGATGATGATTTTAATTCTTCAGCTAGTCCTGTAGAGATTAACTTTCCATCAATCCAAATTTCAGATCTAACGATAACTTTTTTATCGTCATGGTATAGAAGCTCAGACTTAATTGTTGCATCTAAGCCTAGATTTTTTCTTAACATTCCAACTCTAAATGCGACATCCGCATAATCTTTAGAATGAATTTTGATTGTATTGCCTTTGAGATTTTCTTTAAAATCCTTTATGGCGCTTTTTAATTTATCAGCTGACATAAGTAATATCCTCCTATGATTAATGTTGTGTAGTTGATGAGTGATGGAGGCATTATTGGTTCCTCCAAATTTCTTTAGCTCTAGCCAGGTGCTTTTGACCTATGTTCCAATAGAAGTTATGATCAAAGTTAGGCTCTACATCTTTAGCTATCTCAGATAAAATCATCTCAGGTTCTTCAAGATCTATGTATCTTGATAACAATCGCTCTTTTCTGATGCAGTTTTGAATTAGTTGTTCGTAATAATTGTTAAGGTTTTGCAGCTCTAAATCAGCACAATTTTTCTCTGTAAATACCATGTGGTCATCTGCAGACAGATAAATCAGATAAGGATGGATCCGATTTAATTTTCTCATGGCAAAACAATAAAAAGCCAACTGTTGCAGATGATTAACCAAAGGTGTGGATGGCAGTTTGGCAGAAGCAAAAGACCGACTACCATCCTTCTTTACTCTTCCAGCACGTTGCCAAACAGTTTTCAATTCACAGACCGAAAGAAACGGAGCATCGCCAATGATATGAGAATGCGATGACGCTGCAGCAGATCGCTCTGGTGCATTAAAATCTGTGAAGTGTAAGTCTGCTCTTCCAACAACTGGTAGAGAAAGTCTGTTATCAATATGATTGATGCTATCTTCAGCAACTACTTCTGCTGATTTGTGAGCGCCAATCTTTTCGAAAGCTAAAAATCCTTGTTGAATAGTTTGAGGAATTGTCTCCTGGTAGTGTTCTTTTTTTGCTCTGTCTTTTTCATCGACAGGAATGTACTCCATAAATTTATCTAAAGCTTTTTGGATAGCTTCATCTTTTGAAAGTTTTTTATTTTCTTTTGGAGCTAATTTTTTTATGTTTGGATTGTAGGACCAAATCTT